ATTTCGTACTCGTTGAATCAAGATATCTTTTCTTGATAGTTGTTGAATCCAAATATACTTTCTTGATAGTCGTAGAATCAAGATACGTTTTCATTAGAATCTCCAGTTGTTGCCTTCAATCATATCGTCGATATCTTGATCGTCTTCAACAAGAGCAGAGATATCTTTTGTGCGGAGTGCACGCTCTACTTTCTTAGAGTTACGCTTCTGTTCACGTTCAAAAGGATCATCATGAAACTCATCACGATCCGAGTAATCGTTCTTACGAAACTTCTTCAATGCTGACTTGCTCATTTACTTCTTTCTTCTCCAGTGAGGGAATCAAACCAGGCAATGCCTGTGTTACGTGGTCAATAGTAATGCCCTTCATGGGCAGCTTCTTATCCTTAATGGCAACCATTAACTTGGCGTCTTCAGGATCCACACGCTCAAGCATCTCAACGAACATCATCTCTCTCTTTGCTTGTGGAAGCATGTCGTGAAATCCTTGAACGAAATATCGCAGCTTCTCACATTCTTTGACGAGAATGTGTTGCTGATCTAACAACTCGTTTGGTTTGTATGGAGGTTCTCCTTCAGGGAGAATAAACTTTACGTTAGGATCGAAAGCACACTGCAGAATAATGCGCAGTGGCAATGAGTCATTGGCTTTCAATGCATCGATCTTTTCTTGTGTTCTCTTTAGTTTAGATACCTTAGTCAAAAACTCACATAATCCGATTTGCATTTATCTCTCCTTAGAATTCACTCAAGTGTTCTATTAGATGTTTCATCTTATTAGCAATAAAATAGTTTAGCAACTTACTACGGTTCTTACCTGATTGTTCATTAAACTGAGTAAGCACCTGCTCTTTTATATAGTCTGGCGTGTTAGTAAGATCAATAAGTTCTTTGTTACGTTGCCAGTTCTTAAATATCTTACCATCATAAAGATTAGGATCTTGCTTTAGGAACTCCTCGATACGTTTGGCTGTCATAGGCTTCTGTCGCTTATTTGTGACAAAGGTGTCATCATCAGAAAGAACATTAGGAACACCATCGCCCGAATCACCTTTTAGTATATGCTCTTTGAGGTAACGAACTGGGTCACTGTTCTTGATCCACTTCTTACGAGTAGGATCATACTGAGATACGTTAGCGTATGTATGGAGTTGAATAAAATCTTTATCTCCTGAAAGGACGAGAATCTTTTCACCCGTATTTAGTTCTGAACCAAACTTATTGACCAGAGTACCGATAACATCATCAGCTTCTGCAGACTCTACATCTATAACTTTATAGGGAAAGTATTCTTTTAACTCAGAACGGATCTTAGAAAGACAATCAAAGATAGCCTTCCAATCCATCTCGGACTTTTCTAAGTTCTTCTTACGGTTGGCCTTGTAATAAGGATATACCTTCTTACGCCAAATATTAGTGTTATCACATGCGATAACGAGCTCGCCATATTCCGCCCCGAACTTTACCCGATAAGAACGGATAGAGTTTAAGATCATATGGCGAACCATGTTTTCTTCTAACTGAGCGTTAGTATGATTACCCAACTGCATTAGCAGATTGGAGAGCATTACTTGATTTAGATCTACGATAATCACTTGTCACCTTTTCCGAATTCGGATTTCTTGAATTTTATATTAAGTCTATCTACGATCTTAAAGACACCTTTCTCTTCAGCTTCTTCTGAAAAGATCTTTTCTGCTACATCCTGAAAAGGATGATAGATACCATAGTACTTACACATAAGAGAGCGTAATGCTTCTACTATGAAAGCACCATCCTTAACGTCTCCGTCAAGCTCTTCGTCCAGCCCAAAGCCAGCGATATCTAAGTTGTTGAAAATAATAGGAGCCATATTCAGAATAGTCTCCTGAATATGATAATGCCTCATCATCTCCAGATTATACTGGATCTCTTCCAGGTTCTGGATATCTTTTGCATTTGTAGACTTCTTAGGAAAGACTACTACGTTGTTTGAAGTTTTTCTAGCCATAGTATTATAATACCCTATCCTGGGGCAAAAGTAAAGTCTTAAATTTGATGGTAGACGATACTTGCTCCAGTACCGAAAAACTCAAAATCGTATATCCTACAGTCGATATGTTTTGATGAGATAGCTCCTTCTACAGAAGTCCTACGGTTCTCTGGAACATAAAAGATGAAGAAGCCACCGCCACCCGCTCCGAGTAGTTTACCCCCGAGAGCACCTGAGTCAATAGCAGTATTGTATATATTATCAAAATAATCCTGAGTAATATCAGCACATACATTCTTCTTGTCCATCCATCCTTCATGAAGAAGACGACCGAACTCATCAACCTTACCAGCAAGTAATAGATCTCTGGCAGTGAATGCTTTGTCTCTGGACTTTCTTACAAGATCAAACTTTTCAGAGTTTGACATTGCCTTCTGTTGTTTCTGTAGAATGTTATTAGCGTCTCTGCCTCTGCCAGAATAAACAAGCATTAGGTTCTGTTCTAATCTTTTAACATTAGGATTTGATAGACTATACTCTTCAACCTTTACAGCGCCATTACGTTTGAAGTGAAATAGATTTAATCCACCAAATGCAGCTGCATATTGATCCTGCTTACCTACAGGATAGCCACATTTATTCATTTCAATATTACAAGCGACCTCTGCCATTTGATCTCTTGTGAATACATCATGGCTGTAAGAAGACATTGCTTTTACAAGACCAACAGTGAAAGCAGAAGAACTACCGAGTCCAGAACCCCTCGAAGCAATATCTGAAATGGATGCGGTAGTTACTTCTCTTTCAATGCCGAAATACTTCAGTGTCTCTCGAGTAATAGCGTGCTGCATCTGTTCGACATCATACAGTTCTTCAACAGAATCATACATTGCCTTAACACCCATATGAGGTGCTCTATGCATGAATACATGAATAAACTTGTTGATCGTTACAGAGAGGGCAGCACCATCCTCCTTTTCATAGAAAGATGGCATATCGCTACCGCCAGAGAAGAAACTAATACGTAGTGGTGTTCGAGTTACAATCATTATCCTACCTTATAGGAAAACATCTCCGCAGGAAACTTTCTTGATTCAGCATCAGGATACTCAACAAGAAGTCTATTAAGAACAGCATCCCAGCGAGACTTTACAAAATCAATATTATAACGAGAGTCAACATAAACTTTATTAAAGTTAATAGTATGTTGCTCGTTATTATCCTCAATCATCTTAATAGCAGCAAATAGGTTGCCAGCAAACACACCAGCGTGAACATTAGCATCAGTAAGATCTGCATGATACATAATATTCAAACCACCAGATGATTCTGGAAGAGCAGCTGTATTAGGATGAACACAAAGCAGACCAGCTGACATTGCCTCAAGCATAGCACGACATGAAGTCTCTGTCCAGATAGAAGGATAAGCAAAGATATGAGCCTTGTTCAGATGTTCCTTGAGTTGTTCGTTAGGAACGAATCCGTGATAAGTCATCTGAGGATGCTTACGAACACGCTCATATAAAGGCTCGAACTGTTTATCAGCATCTTCCCAACCATAGATCTTAAATGAAGAGAATACATCAAGATGAATGTTAGGATGCTTTTCTGCTAAATGTTCAAACACTGGCAGCAGTAACTCAAGACCACGTTGTGGAGTTGAAGTATAAACAATACGGATCTTATCTTTTGGTTTTTCTAAACAAGTCTGAGGAGCAGGTTCAATACCTGATTCAAGAACAATAGACTTTAGATCTTGAGGTAGACCATGAATAAGCTGATAACGCTGCATCTGCCAGTTAGAAATAAACACGAACTTATGAAACTTAGAAAGCCAGTTCTTATCCTGGAACTTCTTACACTCTGGATCCTCTGGTAGATCATGACACCAGAATACACGGATCTTACTTTCGTCGAGCTCACGTGGACGTGAACAGATAATCTGAAAGTTATCTAATAGTTCAGGATCAATAATAGAAGCCAACTTACGCTTGGCAATCTCAGTGCCTCCATTAGCATTAATGGAGATCTCATTCTCTTCAAACCCTTTCATAACAACTCCTTAGTCAATATTATATCCAGATGCGAGAGCATCGTTGTAGAACATCTTCACTGTATCTTGGGAAAACTCAGTAAGGTCTTTACCAATATTATTTAGCTTCTTAATCTGATCATGGGTCATAGTAATAATATCACAACCAACACGTTCAGCTTGTATTAGGTTAAATACTTCTCTTGTTGATGCCCAAAGAAACTTAGCATGTGGTCTTGGGTGCTCAAAGTTCTTTCGCATACACTCAGTTACTTTCCACTCAGGATCAACACCAGCATCAGCAATACGACCAGCAAAGATAGAAACAATGGCTGGTGTGACAGTATCTAATGCTTGTAGGACTCTATGTGTTTGCTCTGGTGTGAATATAGCAGTGACATTTACCTTAACGCCTTCTGCCGATAACTTCTCAACCAGTCCGTAGTTATGCTCGCCTTTTGTATTCATTACAGGTATCTTAACGAACACATCGTAACCAGCAGCATCTCCCCATGACTTGATCTTCTTTGCCTGAAGATACATTGACTCAGTATCATCAGCAAATACTTCAAGAGAGATATTAGTGTCTGGTCTGAAATGTGCAAGCTCTTGAATAATACTAACAGCGAACTTTTGGTAATCAGTTACACCTGCAGCTTTCATCAATGTTGGGTTAGTAGTGAAACCAGTGATCCTATCATTTTTGGCTGCTTCCATAATACCTTTATAGTCAGCACCATCAGCATAAATTTCTATATTCATCTGCCACCTTCAATCTGTTGAATAATCAATGCAGCTTCTTTTAGATCAATTGCGATATGAGTTGGTTGGATATCTTTATGTTCTTCTGGAGGAACATAAGCACCACCAAGATATATAGTTCTCACACCAGCACGATGACCAGATACAACATCTCTCCAAGTATCACCGATCATCCAAGATTTTTCTCTATTAACACCAAAGTCTTTACATACATTATTAATCATACCTGGATTTGGTTTATATGTATCAGTGCCACGAGTTCTTGCAGCTTGAATAGAATCTACATGAAGATAGTTAGCAATATCCTCATGGATCTTATTCATGGTTTCTTCAGTTGTATAACCATCGTCAATGTCTGGTTGATTAGTAACAACATGAATATTATAACCGCATGCACGGAAAGAGTCAACTGCTTCTTTCACACCATCAATATATCTGAACTCTGAATAATCCCATGGACATACATGCTTTGGGTTTTCTCTACCACGAATAAGTGTATTAATAGTTCCATCGCGATCTAAAAAGATTGCCTTCACCACTTAGTCTCCCTCTTCTGAAGAATAGGATTAGAAACAAGACAATGCCAAACAACTGCTTGGAATGCTTCTGAATGTGGAGTGATACGAGAGTCGTTGACTTTAGGAACAGCGATCACACAGTTACCCATTGTATAAGTGTAACCGTCTGTCTTACCAACGATGCCAAGAATATTAGCGCCTTCTTTTGTAGCAAGATCAATTGCCTTACAAAGACTTACAGATACGTTCTTAGCTTTGTTACCGCCACCTACAGAAAGAATGAACAATGCATCTTTGTGACTGAAATTACTTACCTTTAAATATTCCTCAAAGATCGTATCGAATCCCTCATCGTTTGTTCGTGCGGTAAGTTCCGGAACATTGTCGGTAGGGCAATATGATTGGATGTTACATAGTTTTCTAAGGTCGTTAACCATATGGGAAGCGTTACCAGCAGACCCACCCACCCCAAGAACAAATACACGGCCACCACTTTTCCGTATATCATCAAGGACTCTCGCCATGATCTCGATCTTTTGTGTGTCGATTGATTGTGCAATATTTACTACCTCATTAAAGTATTCATCCGTATGACTCATAATATATAATCCTTCTATAGAATTTTAAATGCCGCCTGATGTGCACCGAACTTACCGATGCATTCAACTTTATACTTAGTTTCTGCAAGGAACTCTTTGAATGCTTTATACTCGTGTTGTTCCCAATTAGGATAACCATACAACTCATCAAAAGCAATAACTGTTCCTGGAACAATTCTTTTTTTCAAATTGTCAAATATACATTTAGTTGAAGAATATATATCGCAATCAATATGGAGGAATGTTACGTTTTCTTTATGTTTCTTTAAGAACTTTGGTAATGTGTCTTCAAATAATCCAACTACCAGTTCTACGTTTTCGGGTAATCCTGTAGGAATATCACAGGCATATGCACCCTTTACTTCTATATATCCTTCCCAGTCTTCAGGTAATCCTTGAAAAGAATCAAACCCATATACTTTATTCTTAGTTGTAACAGCTATTCTATGAATGGTCGTTCCTGAAGCAACACCAAATTCAAGATATAGTCCATCTCCTTCTGGAGGAACGAATGCGACTAATTCTCCGATAACACGTTCAGCTTGTCTTACCATTTCCAGTATTTGCATTATTCAACCTTCTTCTTAATTCGCTCGATGAATATGTATGTAGTCTTTCGATATACACTACTTCTATGTTTTTTGCTCTGCAAATATCAGCACCGTTTATTTCTACATCTTTATAATCCGAACCAATGAATCTCTTATCAATATGAAGCATTGATAACATATTCAGGAGATCTTCTTCAGTGTCATATGGAATGACTTCATCGACTGCTTTTAATGCTTGAAGTTGCATCCACCTTTCATATGTAGTCTGTATAGGTTTGTTCTTTACGCCTGGACGATCAATAGTAGGATCTGTTTGTAATCCTACTATCAACCAATGACATTGCTTCTTACATTCGTTAAGCATGGCAACATGACCAGCATGACAGAGCTCAAATGCTCCGAATGTAATACCAATAGTAACTTTATTTCTGCTTTTCTCTGACGACATAATATGTATTGCCTCCATCCCATTTATCTAAGCCACTACTAACAAGAGGAATGGTCTCAACATTCTTATCAGCAAAGAACTTATTAAAGTAATCATCGTTCACTGCTTCGCCAAAGATAGCAGACTGAGCGAGGATAAGCCAGTTCTTTGACTTCTCAATCTTAGGCATCAACTTATTTCTATACTCAACTGGAGTCTCTGACAATGACCAAGTAGCAATAACGAGATCAGCATGTGTTACATTATCGTCTTCAAAAGACCACTTAGGTTCAATTTCTTGCTTACCAAGATAATAATTTTGAAGAGGCTGAGTCTCTGGAATATCAACGATAGTATATTCGCCTCTGAAACCCATGTCATGAACTACCGAACACATATCTCCATAACCAGCACCAATTTCTACAATTGATTTATAGTTCTTGAGTTCATGAGCAAAGCCAGTAATACAAAGATGAGCGACATCTTGAATACGCTGCATAGATGTATCGAAGTCAGATGCTACTCGTAGAGCATCTCTTATATGATCAGGAGCACCTATCCAGTTTTCTTCAAGAGCAGAAGCAATTGCAGGATCGCGTGCTGCATGATAGAATGCTTCACCTAAGAATCTTGAAGTTCTATACTGAGTAATGAATGGAACATTCCAACAAGAAGCCCACAAACGAAATCGTGGCAACGGTAGATGGTTACAATCATACTTGAAAACTTCTCGCATAGTAGGCCAATAGTCTGGGCCATTGACCTGCTTTGCTTTAATCATCTTTTGAGAGTTTTCTGAATTAATATCGAAGTCTGACCAAATCAATTCACTCATAATATATCCTTACTTTTATGCCTGTCGGTCAAAATGATTATAACGTAATCTATTACATTTGAAATATTCTCTTACCAATTCAGCAACAGGATGTTGTGGAAAAGGCTTACAAGAAAAGACATCAAGATACATATCATTAGTCTCTTCTGCGAAATGAGCACAGATATTAGAAGTTTCGATAAGTTGGACAAGAGTATATCCTGCCTTATCACCTGTTCCAAAATGAACAATCTGTGGTTCGCCATAAGGAACCATGTCAATTTTCTTTAAAAGAGCTTTACAAAAGTTATAGATTGTTTCTTTGCTTCTGATAGCTTCGGGATCACAGTCTCCGGCATTAATAATAAGTTGTCTGCCCCAGTATTTCTCTTCGCTCATTTCTTTCTCCATAGGTGCGAGCAATAGTGTCTTATTTATTATTGATACGCATCCAGGATTTGAACGTACTGAATAGAGTCCATACGAAACGAACGCCATCCGCCCTTCTCAAGATCCCATACTGCAAGTACGTTTGGATTCTGAGCGTGGTATTTCTTTTCTTCTTTGATCTCAGCAGGATATGTTTCTGGTAATAGATCTTGACGAAGCGAACAACGCATACGACGCTGCTCGCCATTAGTCTTACGGAAAGTTACTTCAACTGCATAACGACGAAGTTCACTCAACAAAGTATCACGATCATACGGATTAGGTTGATCGTCATCATAAAATTCACTCATATTAGGCTCCGTAATAGTTGTCTTCAACAAGAAGTTTAGCTGTGCTGCTCATGTGGTTAAAATGTTCTTTTAGCTGATCGTATCCACCGATATTGAAACCATCAATAACGATAATAGGATAGGTCTTAGCTTCAGGAAACTTGTCGAGTAGTATTTCTCGAGTAAAGTCTTCATTTAACTTATACTCAATAAAGTCATGTCCTTTCATACGAAGCAGCATCTTTGCTTGATCGCAGAAAGAACAATTTGGTTTTGAATAGATCTCAATCATCTGAAAGCATTACCTCCCAATAAGCATCTACGTGTTCTGGGTTTGTGTGGTCATACCCAAGGATATGAAGTTCGTAATTCACAAGTGTTTCAAGTTCGCTGTAGTTCATGTTATACTCCTATATTCATATTATATATTATTCTTTCCTCAAAGTCAAGTCTTGATCTTTGAGAGATTTCTCATATTTGGTCATCTTATCCAGATAACCTCTGTTACGTAGTTCTTTGAATACTAAGTTCTCTCTACCAAACTCACCATACTTTTGAATAGATGCAGATCTCATATCTCTGAATCTGGCCTTTAGGTTCTTAATTGGTGCAGCACCCATCTTATTCTTTATCATAGAATCAATGGCGTGCATAAAACTTCTTACTTTCTGCTTCAGAATCTTATCATTAGTGAAGTCATATTTTGTTCTTATTGGCTTCACAACCCAGTTATCTTTCATTAGAGAATAAACTCCTTGATACTTAGGGTAAGTAATAGAATCATCCTGAGCATAAGGTTCTAATGGATATCCATATACTGTAATATTATGAGTTAATGTCCAGAGAGACTTCTTATCCTGCAGATATTCTTCAACATATGTTGGGTTGGAGAATAACATATTTCTTTTGACAATAAGATGAACGTCAATATCTGATTTAGAAGTATAGTTATAGTTAGCATTACCACCAGTCATAACTATATCCTGGATCATGCTCTTAGGTATCTTAGCAAAGTTAGCCCAAGTCTCTCCAAAACGAATAAGAGCCTTACGAACTTCTGGCTTTAACTTATCTCCGTTCCAAAGATCTGGATTCAGTTTATCATGATACTGAAGGCTAATCTTCATCTCTTCGAGATATTCGTTAAATCTTTGCATGATAGATTCCCTGGATTATTGTTTTATTCTATTTATAATCCAGGGATACCTCTTATTTGGTCTTGATATACGAAGCCTTAATCTGCCCACGTTGCAATGGTTCGAAACCATTAGGGAACAGCCACTTCTGCTCTACGATAGGATCGTGGTCATACATCCAGATGTCATCGAAAACGAACACCGACCCAACTACTGCACGAGGAGTGAAGAACTCGAGTTCTCTTTCAAGGGCACCATTGTCGTGAGGACCATCAAAGAAAACGAACGCATACTCATTCTCAAGAACCTTATACTCATCATATACTGGAACGCCATCAGCATAACGCTTGAAGAACTCAGTATCCTCTAAACAAAAGAATGTGAAGTTCAAACCAGCATCATAAGCACAGAAATATAAAGAAGGAATAGTACGGTTACGCATAGAGTTATCGTAATCAAAACGCTGCGGAGATGTAATCTCTTTTGACTGCTTATCTCCTTCAATCTTACGATCAGG